TTATTACCGTCGTCAAAACCGGCGTACAGCAGGCTTCTGGCGCCGCATCGGCAGGCCAGCTACTGCCAACCGATTCGGCAGGCAACGTGCCGCGCTTCGTTCGCGTGGCTGCTACCGCACCTGCATGTATCAAGCTCGGTAAGGGCGTTCCAACTGCGACCGGAGCTGATACGCAGATTCAACCTGGCGACTCGGAAATTATGCAGGTTCCGGGCGGATTCGATAGCTTTGCCGTGATTCAGGTTGCCAGTGCGGGCCTGGTGCAGATCAGTCCGCTGGAAAACATCTCGTAAAAGCCAACAGCTTCGCTTAACCAAGCCCGCCCCGAGCGGGCTTTTTCATTTCTGGAACCCCATGCAAGAAAACCACGTAGCGGCTGCTGAAGCGGCTGGGCGCGCGCTCGACCTGCAGACCAAGATAGCGATGCAGGATGGTCAGATGTTCGTCGGCCGCAGCCAGGATTGCACGGCTATCGCTGAATACGCGAAGTCGCGCCAGCGTGAAGGCCATCACGGCAGTAGCGAAATGCGCTTCGCCGCGTCGCTGCCCTATGTGATCGTCGAGAAGTACTGCAACGACAACCACATCACCTTCGCCGAGTTTATGGGCAACCGCGAGCACATCAAGCGGATTTGCAACGACCCGGATAACGCGGCCTTCCGCATCTGGCCTGGGCGGCTCTGATGGCGCTCGGCACCTATACGGACCTGCTGGCATCCGTTGCAGCCTGGATGCACCGCGGTGACCTCACGGCGCTCATCCCCGACTTCATCGTGCTGGCCGAAAAGCGCATCAACGGTGATCTGGACGCGCGCCTGCAGGACACCGTCACGACCCTGAACGTGGCTGCTGCCGCGCCGAGCGTGCCAATCCCGGCCGACGTCATCAATATCCGCTCGCTGACGCTGCAGTCGTCGCCCAACGTGGTGCTGGACTACCTGACGCCGGATCAGTTCAACACCCAGTACGCGGCCGGCGCGAGCGGCGCGCCGCAGGCGTTTTCCGTCATCGGCACCTCGATCTACCGGGGGCCGCTGCCTGACGCCGCATACACCATCCAGTGCATCTACAAGGCCGCTGTGCCAGCGCTGGCTACCGCCCAGGGTGGAACCAACTGGCTGATGACCAGCTATCCCCATGTGTACCTGACTGGCGCCCTGATCCAGGCCGCCAAGTTCCTGGTGCGCCCCGCCGACCAGATTCAGCAACTGGAGGCCAACTACGCCGAGGCCATCAAATCCGTGAATGCCACCGACTGGTATTCCGGCAGCACGATGCGCGTGCGGCATGACGTGAGGATGTAAATGCCGCTCGAAACTGTGGTGCACATCGGCGACCTGGTCGTCACCAATCCGGCATCGAACGACCCGAAATCGCAGGGCGACGACCACCTGCGCAATATCAAGACCGCGCTGGCCAATGACTTCGCGGGCTATACCGGCGCGGTTTGCGTTGCCGGCGCTGACGCGGGCGTGGTCAACGCTTATGCGCTGGCGACGGCCGCGCCCCTGCCGGCCTACGGCACGAAGATGGCCGCTGTGTTCTCGCCGGTGGTGACCAACAACGGACCATCCACGCTGAACATTTCCGGTCTGGGACCGAAGGTGATCCGCCGCATTGACGGAACCGACGTGATCGCCGGTGACCTGGTCGCTGGCTTGCTCTACTTCGCGCTCTACAACGGTACCGAGTTCCGCCTGGTTTCCGTCACGAAGCAATACATCGACCAGCTCTCGTTCGGCGCCTCCAACCCGGCCCAGCCCGGCGGCTCGACCACGTATTTCCTCAGCACGCTGAACGGCGTGACGAGCTGGGTTGCCAATCCCACCCCTGATTACCTCTTGATGAGCCAAGGAATTTTCTAATGTCATCTAACGCCAACTACGCGAGCATCCCCAAGATCGGCCACACGCAGATCAGCACCGCCAATACGAACCGCGACGGCACTGGCGCCGTCTCGCAGGTGGGCGGCGCCGGCCCGAACGGTTCGCGCGCTCAGAACGTGTCGATCACCGCGACTGGCAACACGTCCGCTGGCATGGTCCGTCTGTACGAGTGCGAGGGAGCGCCTGGCGCCCCAATCGCTTCGATCACGTTTGTGGGCACCACGGCAACCCTGAACACGACCTACGCCCACGGCCGCACCACGGGCGACAAAGCCACCGTACAGAACGCCTTCCCGTTCGACTTCAACGTCAAGGACGCCTCGATCACGGTGCTGTCGCCAACATCGTTCAGCTACCCGATGGCGACCACGCCTACCGTTGCCGCCTCGACGGTCGGTTTTTACTTCACCACGCCGGCGGCGCCGGTCATGCGCTACCTGGGCGAAGTGCCGGTGACGGCCATTAACCCGAGCAGCACTACCCAGGCATTCAGCGCGTACCTGACCCAGGGGAACACGCCTTGGCTGCCGCTGGGGCTGCCACCGGGCTACTCGCTGCGCGCGTCGACCAACAACGCAGAAACCTTCAACGTCGTGGCCCAGATGGGGGACTTCTAAAGTGAACCAAGGGATGTATAGCATGCCGCCCGGAGTTATTCCAGGGCAGCTCGTGGTGCTCCCGCGCTTTGATGGCCGCCAAGTGCCAGCGAAGGCCGCTTGGGTCGGGAAGCTTCAAAGTGGTCAGAATTCCGATGCGATGGCCACCAAAATTCCCTTCGGCGCGGCTACCTGTTTAGCTATGGCGAAGAATCCCATTACGGGCAGGGTCGTCACTATCTCGATCGCCGGCGCATCCTACTATTCGGATGATGAAGGCAACAGCTGGACGGCTGGTGGCGCACTGCCGACAGGTACGAATTGGGACAAGATCATTTGCGTGAATGGTTTGTTCATCGCGTTTAACGCTGATGGCACAAACAATGGCTGCGCGACCAGCCCGACTGGGGCAGTGTGGACGGCTCGCACGGTGAGTGCCGGATACTGGTCGGCGGCTGCGGCCAATAGCGACGGCAGCGTGATCTTGGCCTTCGAGTACGCCGGTGCCTATCGCATGGTGAAGTCGACGGACGGTGGCCAGACCTGGTCTGCGCCATCCCAGCCGATCAGCCCGAGCGCCGGTATCTTTCAGATGGCCTATTTCGCGCCAGCGGGCCTCTTCGTTGTCGCTGCAAACGCAACGGGGCAGCTTTATACCAGCCCTGACGGCAGCATCTGGACTTTGCGCGCAAGCGCCATTCCCCTCGGAAGCGTTTGCGGAATTGCAGTGAATAGTTCCAAGGTTGTTATCGCCTTCACCCCGAGCGGAGTCAGTCAGGTCTGTTTCGCGTACAGCGCGGATTGCGTGAACTGGAGCTGGGAATACGGCTCGCTGCCGTCGGGCTACGGGAACAACGGTTCGAACTGCCTGACGTTTGATAACAACCTGTTCGTCTATGGCAGCCAAGGCGGCCTCTACACCTCCAACGACGCCGTGAACTGGCGGCTTGGCGCGGTTTTCGGGCCGGTCAACGGCGGGTCCCAGTCCAATATCGCGAACGTTATCGCCGGCCGTACTCGCTGGTTGTGCAACGTTATGCAAGCCACTTCCACGACGATTCAGCTCACCGACCCAACCCTGCAGGATCTCTACTATGTTCCACAAGTTTGACCTCTACGGCTGGTATCTCGGGCCGGTTGATACCGCTGGCGATCGCACGACCGATATCGCTCCGGACAACCAGGCAACAGACATGATCGAGGGCCAGCTGCACTCGAACTTCACCGGCTACGCCTGGGTGCAGCAGGTTTACTCGAGGCCGTTGCCTGTACCGATCCCGCAGACGGTCACCATGCGACAGGCGCGCCTGGCGTTGAATGCGGCCGGAAAACTTGCGCTGATCCAGCCAGCCATCGATGCTATGCCAGAGCCGCAGCACACGGTGGCGAACATCGAGTGGAGCAGTGCATCCGTGGTAGAGCGCGGCAGCGCCTTCACGCAAGCGATGGGCGCAGCCATCGGCCTGGACGCCGCGGCCATCGACCAGCTGTTTATTCAGGCTGCGCAGCAGTGATGGCGGCGACTATGCGCGAGAAACTGCAGAAGGTCGTGCTCGCCCTGCGCATCGCTGCGGTGCTGGCCGTGTGTCAGCTGGCCGCCATCTTGGCGCCGCTGCGCGCCAGCTGGGCGCTGCTCACCGGTAACCAGACCGTAGCCTGGGAAATTGCGAAGGCGTACGACCGCTTGGGCAACGCCACGCTGAACGGTAGCAGCACCGAGACGATCAGCAGCCGCGCCGCCCGGGCACGCCGCGAAAATCGCCGCTGGGGCTGCGTGCTGTGCTCCATTCTGGATGCGATCCAGAAGGGCCACTGCAAGAACTCCGAGGGCGTGTAATGGCGATGATCCCTGTTGCCAACGCCGGGGCTATCGGCGTCATCAAGGACTTGAGCCAGCATGAGCTGCCGCTGGGCGCATGGTCGGATGCTTCGAACATCCGATTCCTGAACGGATCGGCTTCTCAGGTGCTGGGCTACGGCGAAGTCTACAACTCGCCGCCGGTGGTGCCGCAGTACGTCATGCCCGTCGCCGTCAACGGTGTTCGCTCCTGGCTGTATGCGTCGGCGGCCAAATCCTACGTTGTCAGCAACGCTGGCGGCGTGACCACGCATACCGACATCACGCACGCCACGCCGCGCGCAGGCGTCGCAAACCAGTGGACCGGCGCTGTCTTCGGCGGCGTGCCGGTGCTGAATGCGGGCGATATGGCAAGCCTGCCAATGTACTGGGACCAGAATCTGACCCATAAATTCGCCGACCTGCCGGCGTGGCCTGCGGCGACCTATTGCAAGTCGCTGCGCTCGTTCAAGAACTTCCTGATCGCGCTGGGCGTAGTGAAAGGAACGGCGAGCTATCCCTACATGGTGAAGTGGTCGAGCCTCGCGGCGCCTGGCTCGCTGCCATCGACATGGGACATCACCGATGCGACGAAAGAAGCGGGTGAGCAGGATTTGGCCGAGGGACAGGACCCGATCATGGACGGCCTGCAGCTGCGCGACAGCTTCATGGTCTACAAGGACGCCTCGATCTGGCGCATGGACTTCGTCGGTGGTCCCTACGTGTTCCAGTTCTCTCGCGTGCTGGGCACCAGCGGCGCGATGAACCGGAACTGCATCGTCGAGATCGACGGCTTCCATGTAGTGCTGACCGGCTATGACGTTATCACGCACGATGGCCAGAGCGCGCAGTCGATTCTCGACAAGCAGTCGCGCCGCTTCCTGTTTCAGAGTATCGACACCGCCGCGAAGGGCCAGTGCTTCGTTGCCAAGAACCCCTTCCTCAACGAGGTGTTGATCTGCTACCCATCGATCGGCGCTACCGCATGTGACAGCGCGCTGGTCTGGAACTACAAGGAAAACACGGTCAGCTTCCGATCGATGCCGAACGTGAATCATGCCGGCTTCGGCCCGGTGGACAACTCGCTGGGCGGCAACTGGAATCAGGATAACGACACCTGGGCGTCGGACCTGACCGCATGGAACGGCCCGGACTTCACCCCAGATTCGGCGCGCGTCATCCTGGCCAGCGGCGACCAAAAGCTGTACATGCTCGACGCCTCTGCGACCTTCAACGGCGCTGCGCCGAGGGCGTACCTGGAGCGCCGAGGCCTGGCCTTCGACGACGATGCGCACATGAAGCTGGTGAAGAGCATCCGGCCTCGAGTCTATGGCAGCACTGGCGACACGGTAACCGTGAAGATCGGCACTGCTGCGGATGCCTTCGCTGACCCGGTATATGGGCCGGCCATGACGCACACGATCGGTTCGACGGTATCCAACGACTGCATGGTCGAAGGGCGCTATATCGCCATCCGCTTCGAGAGCGGCACTGCCGCGCAGTGGCGTCTGGACAGCTTCGACATCGAAGTCGAGCAAGGAGGACTTTGGTGAGAACGCCGAACCTCGGGACAGTCGTCTATTCGCCCGGAAATCCCCCTGATAACGCTGCCGAGATGCAGCGTTTTTTACGTGAAGAGCTGAAGCGCATCAGCTACGCCATTCAGGCGCTGGCGCTCGGCCACGTCGACAAAACAACGGTGGCGCCGGCCAAGCCCTGCGAGGGCGACATCCGCCTGGCCGACGGCACGAACTGGAACCCGGGCTCTGGCCAGGGCATGTACGCCTACTACGGCACCGCCTGGCACTTCCTCGGGTAAACCATGAACGAAATCGTATCGCGCGAGGGCGTTGAGCGCCTGGAGCAGTTCGTCCTGCAAATGCCGCAGGTCGACCTGAAAACAGAGCACCTGGTGTCCGGCGGCATATACGCCCGCACCATCCACATCCCGGCCGGCACCGTGCTGACCGGCGCCACCCACAAGAAAGACCACCTGAATGTCGTGATCGGCGACATCACCGTCACCACCGACGACGGCATGCAGCGCCTTACCGGCCACCACGTCCTGCCCGCGAAAGCGGGCACGAAGCGAGCCGGCTACGCCCACTCGAACACCACCTGGACCACGATCTGCGCGACCGCGCTCACCGACATCGAGGCGATTGAGGACGAGCTTGTTGAAGAAAGCTCGCGCCTGCAGTCGCGCCACCTGGCCCTTGAATCCGGGCCGAAGAACATTCTGGAGAAAAACTAATGGCATTTGGACTTTCGGCCGGCGCCGTCACGGCCATCGGCATGGGCGCGAGCGCCCTGCTTGGCGGTGGTAGCCATCAATCTGGCACCACTACCACGACTCAGCAGCAATCTATCGATCCGCGCATGGCGGCGTATTTGTATGGCGATGGCACGTCGGCCAATCCCGGCCTTTTGAGCCAGATCTCTGGCACGGCCAGCCAGCCACGCTCTGCCGGCTCGGCCGCGTTCGGCGGCGCAGCAGATCAGTTCATTGGCGCCAACGGTGGCAGCTCGCTTGCTGGACAGCAGGCGGCCGCTGACAAGCTCCAGAACAGCAATTTCTCCGCGCCCCAGGCGCAAGCCGCTTGGTCGCCTGGTGCGGCGCCTATGAAGGCTGGCGTCGCGTCCTATGTCGGCATGAATTCGCCTTCGCAAAACGGGCTTGATCTGAAGGGTGCGTATGACAACATGATTAACGGTAACGCCGGGGCGAATCCGTACCTGACGAAGTCGTTGCAGAGCGCCGTTGACCAGACCAACGCCTCCTACAATCAGAACCTGACCGACCTGACCAACACGCTGACCCGCTCGGTCCTGCCGCAGATCAGCTCGAACGCGGTCCTGTCCGGACAGTATGGTGGTAGCCGCCAGGGCATCGCAGAGGGCAATGCCCTGAGCGACTTCACCAAACAGGCGACGAATGCCAACTTGCAGCTGGGCCTGGCGAACAGCGCCAATACCACGGGCCAGCAGGCAAATGCGTTCAATGCCGGGCAAGATCGCTCGCTGTCGGCCATGAATACGCTGAGCGGCCAGCAATATGGCGCTGCCACCACCAACGCGCAGCTGGCGCAGCAGGTAAATCTGGCTAATGCAGGCTTCCAGCAGGGCGCCAATTCTCAGACCTCGTCTCAGCAGCAGCAGACGAACCTGGCCAATGCGGGTTTCCAGCAGCAGACCGGGCTCGCGAATCAGTCCGCGCAGATGGGCGCGAACCAGCTGAACTCCACCAATACCGCAGCGGGCCTTGGCGCCAATGCGGGCTTGCTGGGCAATGCGTACAACTACGCGAACGCGAACGATATGTACAACATCAACCGCAACGGCCAAGTGGCCAGCCAGCTCGCGCCGTTCACGGGCCTGAACAGTGCGATGGGAACGTCGTCGCCGATGTACACGAACCCGGTGGGCAATGCCATCGGCGGCGCAGCTGCCGGACTGGGCCTGTACAACGCGTACAACCAGGCCAACAACGGCGCATGGGCAAACATCATGGGTAACTTCGCTTCGAACAACGCTGGCGTGATGGCGCAAACCGGGCTGTCGGCATCCGACCTGCTCGGCGCATTCAGTTAAGAAAGGACAGAAATGGGACTGCTCGATTCCTACAGCATGGACGATCCGCAGGTAATGGGGCTGCTGTCGGCAGCCGGGAACATGCTGCAAGCTTCCGGCCCGTCGCGCATGCCGGTCAGCCTCGGCCAGGTGCTCAACGCTGGCCTGCAGGGCGGTATGGCTGGCTACAAGGCCACGCAGGACCGCGTGCATGAGAACAACGCCCTGCAGCTGCAGCAGGCCCAGCTCGCCCAAGCGCTGCGCCAGGGGCAGATCACCCAGGCGGTGTATCAGCGGCTGCTGGACCGCATCGGCGGTGCGCCGGCGGCCGGAGCCGGCGACGGCGCACCGGACGCGGCGGCACCGTCGAGCCCTGGTGCAGCACCAACTGGCGGCCAGGCCGGCGGCGGCTTCGGCATCAGCGACAATGCGATGATGGGCGGCCTGCTGGCTGGCCCTGGCGAGCTGGGCAAGGCCATCGTGGCGGCCAATGCTCCAACCGACCTGACGCGCTCGATGCAGCAGGCCGGCATCGATCCGAACTCGGCGCTGGGGCGCCAGATCCAGCAGCAGAACATCGCCAAGACCATCAACATCCCGCTGGTGGCCGGCCGCGCCGGAGCGCCGATGTATAACGCGCAGGGCGAAGTGGTTGCGATGGCGCCAAAGGTGCCGGACAACGCGGTCCCACAAATCGTCAACGGCCAGGTGGTTGGCGTAGCTCCGCTGCAAGGCGGGGCCGGCGTGCTTCAGGCGAACGCGTATTCGGAAGCGGCCGGTAAGGCCCAGGCAACGCCGATGGCGGCCGTCGACGGCGCTGGCAATCCAGTCTTCACCAATCAGCTGACGGCGGCCATGGGTGGCGGCGCCAGCTCTGCTGCACCAGGGGCGGATATTCCGTGGACCGGATCTGGTCCCATCTCTC